AAGCCGTACGAGGTCTTGCACGGGTGTGCCGGGGGGTATCCCCGGTGGGGGTTGGCGGGTTTTTTACCATGGAATCAATGTTTTTGTGGTTTGTTGTTGGAACTTGATGTTTGGTTCGCTGCGATTGCCTTTGCTTCTGTTGCATGTTCTGCAGATGATTTGCCCGTTGTCGAGGGTGTTGAGTCCCCCGCGGCTGACGGGTGTGATGTGGTCGGCTTCGGGGCTGGTTGGCAGGTCATGTGTGTCCCAGGTGATGGTGACTCCACACAGGGGGCATTCGGTTTGGCCTTGCTGTCGGGCTTGGGTGATGAGTCTTGCCCGCCAGCGCCGGTGGGCTTGGCTGGCTGTGCGGTTGGTGCGTGCCATGATGTGTCTGTTCCTCGCCTAGCCCTGTACGGGTCTTGTTTGCCCCTCTAACGGCCTAGGAACCGTTGGGGGTATGAATACTCTGCCCTTGCCCTGCTAGTCGATTCTGGGGGCTGTTTTGTGGCTTTGAGGGGGTGTCTTGAACGTTCCGGGGTGGTTGTTTTCCCTCACACCCCCTGGCATGTGAGAAAGATCACATCGCCCCCCAGCGGTGTCAAAAGAGAAGGGCACGGAAGAAAAATGGGGGTGGGTGTGTGTTCGCGTTTCAAGGCTTAGCGCTTGGCGCCTAGCGTTGAAGTACACAGGCTAAGCGGGAACACCTTAGAGGTTTTTAAAGTCTTCTACCTATAATATACACTTTAAGTCTTACCTAGTGTTAAGGGTGTTAGCGTGACACGCCGTACGCCTTCAGCCGAACACGCCAAACCGTAAAGGGACACGGGCGTAAGAGTGTGGCGAGTGTGCTACCGGGAGCGTGCGACCGGTGGTACACGAGTCACACGGTGAAAGCCCATCAGCGTTGACGGCAAAAGGTTCCTCTTCTCCCCTGATGAAGAAAAGAAGAGAAGAGAGAAAGTACCAAAGAGAGTAGAGAAGTAAAGAAGTTAACCTCTTAGCTCTTCTAAAACTTTTATAACTTATATTATAATACCTATAAGCTTTAAGACTTATAGGTTATAATAATAAAGCTTAAGACTGATGGTTAACTTTAAATGTTTCAAGCTTTAATGTTTTATATTTACTTAAAGTGTTTAAAGCTTTTATAGTAACTTAGATCCTTAAGTGCTAAGCCTTTCAGTCTTTAAAGTTACTTTAAGTATCTAAGACTGATGCCGAGCCCTTGAGGGGCTCGGTGCTAAGTGCTGAGTGGCTTAGCGCTTAGCCTTGAGGTCTTAAGTGTTTGGTAGACTGATGGTAAGCGAGGTCGGGAAGTGCGTCAGCACTTTCTGGCCTTGCGTCCAGCTGGCTACCTGTCCAGCCTAGCATACGCCACCTGGGATGAGTCAAACTTGACTGTTTGGCTCTATTAGCGGGTTTGAGGGCTGTTTTGGGTGTTTTTGGGTGGACATGAACACAACTTTTTTCCTAAGAGTTTTCTTAAATTTTCTTAGAGTCTTGTAACCTTTACAGGCGATGAAGGCTGAAACCCCTAGCCGGAACGGGTTTCACTCCTGGACAGCTGTCACACTTTACTCCTGTGTCCTTTCCGAACACGCTAGGCTCATCAGTGCTGAGGGTGTTCCCTCAGGCTTTCGAGTACTCGTCGCTGAGGCTCCTCGTACTCTCAAGCCTTCACTGATGACGTGTACTTCTTTCGGGGCTGTGTCTGATGAGCTGAGCCTGCTCAGGCTGTCAGACTGATGCCGAGCCCTTGAGGGGCTCGGTTCTAGACGCTAAGCGTTAAGGCTGGTACTCCCCCTTCTTTCTTTTACCGTGCCTTTCTCCCCTCACAGTATACAACACTGTCCACATAGTTGAGGCTTAGCTAACCAGGATAGGGGCTGATGATCTATACCGAGATGGTTGATCGTGTATCAGGCTCCTGGAGGCGTCTAGAATCGATCAGAATATGCTGGGGGTATAAACACCTAGCCCCCACCCCGTAAGGCGCTCCTAGGCGCCGTGTGAAGGCTTTAAACGGCATTTCTGGGCTACACCCTCCACGCCAGATTGGCAGAGTAGCCTCGAGAGTGCACGCCATACTAGGCGAGTGTGATACATCTCACACAGTATGAGGGTGTAGATTCCATGCCCAGATATGGCATCCCAGCTATTGTGATGTATGCCAACCTCGACCTTCTGAATGATCTGCAACACCTGCCATAACCCAGACATGCACCTGAGACGCCCTAGAAGGCCCCCAGAATCGATCAGCAGGGCCAACCCTGCATAATCCTACCCCTAGAAGATTTGAGACGCCGAGAGAGGCAATAAGAGCTTCAGTGACATCTGCCACACCCAACACTCCAGCATAAAACGCTCAATCCGAATGAGTGAAACCTTGACGGGTAGCCACAACCCCCCACACCCTAGAAACCAACAACCAACCACCATCAACCCCAGATAGGAGCATCACCCCATGGATGGCACACTCATCACCCCATCCTTCACCAGCCTCTACAGGCAGACAGAAATCGACCCACTCAGCCTCCACAGCCTCACCGGAGACCACAGCGAGGACATTGATCTCGACATGGTGCGCCGCATGTACCACGCCAAAGTACAAGAAGCCATACGACTCATCCGACCCGACTGGACCCTCACCCGCGATGGCGCCCTATACGGGCCACCCGACTGGCGCCACCTATCCGAGAATGAGGCCGAGGAACTCCATGATCTCATCGACATGATCGACGTAGACGCCATCCTTGTCGCATCCACCCAATAAACCATCAACACACTCTCCACGTCAAGAAAAGGACATCATCATGCAGAAGATTGCCGACCGTTTCACCCAGCTCTACACCCCCGCCAGCTACGACTGCCCCACACCCTTCGACCTGACACGCCTCGAAAACCTCTCCTGCGACCACATGGATTTTGAGTGCCTAGCCGAAGCCTACCGGCAATGCGTAGAAGCTGAACTCCACAAGCTACGCCCTCACACATTCATCGCATCCGATGGCACAGTGTTCAGCCACGACGAGTGGAAGCCACTCACCAGTGGAGAAGCCACGCAACTCTACTGGAATGTGAGCCGCATCAACGTAGGCCACCTCCTCACCCTCTGCGCCCGATAAAACACCTAGCCACACAAGGATCGCTCACACAAACTGAGCGACACCTTGACAGTGGTAGTCCAGTCTGGAAATATGAACCATGTCAGCAACGAACAACACCCCGGAAAGGGGACAACAGTCATGAACAAGAAAAAAGGCTACACCATCGCAGGCATCACAGCCGCCATCATCGTCGCAGCATCCTTCATGCCAGCCCCAGACGACAATCCGCCACTCGCATCACAGCCCGCACCGCAAGCCACCACAGCCAACACCACATGGACACCTGATACCGCCCAGCAGCGCAAAGCCGAGAAGAAAGCACGGCAGGCAGCCGCCACCCGATCCCTACAAGCCGAACAGGCCAAAGCCCACAAGCAAGCCCAAGCAAGGGGTGAAGAAACATCCACCGGACTCACCATGATCACCGCAGCACACACCTGCAACCGCAAAGCCGAACGACAGGCCGCAGCACACGGTGTCAACTGGAACGGCAACCCCGACATCGACCTCCAACTCCACAAAACCATCGGTAAAGACACCTTCTCCATCGTCTACGGCGCCACCGTCCGCCAGCCGGGAGCATCCAAACTCCCAGTCACCGTCCACTGCCTCGTCACCGGAACAGAAGAACATCCGCACGTCACCGACCTCAACATCAACCCGCAACAGTAACCCGTCAAGGAGCATCCCCGCTATGCCTCTCCTCTCCCACTACGCTGTCACCACCGGACTCGCCGACACGGCACACATTATTCACCACACCGGCGGCACACTACGCACAGCCACCGACATCGCCTCCCGCATAAACACCCTCAACCCAGACATTGATCTCGACCACGAAATCCACCAACTGTTATCTATCGAAACAGACCTGTACAACATTTATAAAACCATCAACACCATTCTTCAGGAGCAAGCATGAACACACCCAACAATAACATTGAGCTGCACAGCTACGAAACGTTCTTCACCAGCCTCGCCTGGGTCCAAGGCGGCATCATCACATGGATGTACGCAACCGGCACCACACACAAGGCAGCCCTCGCCATCATCGCCGCATGCGCCCTCGCCACACTCCTGGGTGCATCAACACTCACCAACAATCCCCGCGACACCAAATGATCACAACACCCATCCTTATCGCAGAAACCCTCGCCATCATTATTCTCGCCGTAGCACTCGCCCACAACCCCAACCAGTAACCCACCCTCAAGGAGCACACCCCCATGGATAAGCCAACCCGCATGTACACCGACCCTGATACTGGTGCCCGAAAAGAATTGAAACTTTGCAGGCTATCCCTCATCGACCCTACAGCCTTGCACGCCCTCGGCTCCGTGGCAGGCTACGGTGCCACCAAATACGGCGACAACAACTGGACCGGCGGCTACCCGTGGAGCCACAGTGTCGACGCCCTCTACAGGCACCTGCTATCATGGCAGCAAGGAAACAACCTCGATGATGAATCCGGGCTACCCCACCTGGCCCATGCTGCCTGGCACTGCCTCGCACTCCTCGCCTACCAGCAACACGATGCCGGGGTAGACACCCGCAACCCATGGAACACCCACAAAGGCGACAAGTAATGCCTCTAGCACAATACCCGAAAACCATCCACCATCCAGGCCACATATCTTACAGTTCACTCACACAGTGGGCCGAATGCGGAGAAAAATGGCGCCTATCCCACGGCTACCACACCCAACACCACACCTGGTACGCCACCATCGCCGGAAGCGCCATACACCACATCACCGAACAATACGACCTACACCTGTACAATCCCGACGAATACCCTGCACTGCCAGACAAACTCTCATCCTTCACAAACATTTTCGACACCCAAGTCGCCCTCGCTGAATCCGAAGGCACAGAAATCAAACCCTCCGGCAGGGTGTGCAAAAACATGTGCGAGTCGGGCGGGCCACACAAGAAAGACTACAATTGGTGGATGATATACGGCCCCACCTTTGTGGACCGGTGGAAAACATGGAGGCGCAACCACCCAGAATACATCACCGCTGTTATTGACGGCCAGCCAGGCATCGAATACCCGGTAGAAACCACCCTCCAGGACGGCACCCAGATTGTTGGCTACATCGACCGCGTTTTCACCGACACCGACACTGGCGAAACCTTCATTTTGGACCTCAAAACCGGCCGTCTACCCGCCGACAGTATGCAGCTGCACACATACCGGTACATGCTCGCCCAACACGGCAACGATGTGACGAAAGGCATGTTTTGGACACCCGCCACCACCAAGGGAGACGAGCAATCGGTCGAACAGGGCACATCCACCGAACTCTACGATCTTGACAACAACACCTACCGGCATGTATCATCCATGTATAGTCAAGCAATGAAAGGAATCAGCCAAGGCATCTTCGTACCCCACGTCACAGCACTCTGCAAAGGCTGCCCCGTCAAGAACGCCTGCTGGGCTGTTAACGGGAAAGACGCCTACAGGTACCCTATAGAAACCACCATCACAGCCCCAACAAAAGAAGGCAAGGAGCACCAGTGACCGACAACACAGACGACGACCGATTCACCGTCACACTCAAATACGGAGGCGACTATGCTGCACCATGGGCGGTCATCCGCGGAGACACAGCAGAGCAGACAAAACAGGCCATCATCGACCTGCTGGGCGGACTCAAAAACGATGACGTGTCCAAAGACTGGGATCTAGCAACACTCGTAGCAAGCGCATCAATCATCCTCCAAGACCGATACAACCAGGCAGCCAAAAACTACGTAGACAACATCGCATCCAAAGAAAACACCATCGTCATCGACAAAATCAACAAAGCAACAAGCAAAGCACAGCTAGCAGACCTCCTCAAACAGTACAAGAAGACCATCACCAGCAACAGTGACGTATCTGAGGCTTTCCGCAGCAAACGAAACAGCCTCACCCGATAAAAACCGACACAAACCAACAAACAAAACAACACAAACAGTAAAGGAAACAACAATGGGACTCGCAAACTACCGCAACAACAGCAACAGCACCTTCTTCAACCCCTCCCGAAACCAGGACGCCACCGCCATCGCCTTCAAAGTGCACGACGTAGAACACAACACCGAAGGCTACGGTGGACAGGTCGCAGACCGCATCTACGCTGATGTCACAATCTTCCACACCCTAGACGATCTCAACAACGGCACCCCAGAAACCATCCCCAACGCTATTATTGAGAAAGCACGCGGCAACAACGACCGCCCACACTCCATGATCCGCGAACTCGAAGCATACCTTGGCGAGGAGCAGGCCTTCAAACTCGCCGCCGTGCGCACCAAAAACGGATTCAACGCAGTCGTGCTCAAACCCCTTGATGACGCCATCTACGACCTCGTAGCAGTCTACGTAGACCAGCGAGACAGCAAAACCACCCAGGACACCAGCGACGAAGTCGACATCGACTCCATCTAACCAACAAACAATAAACCCAAACCCGTAACAGATAGATAAGGCCCCATGCTCTCTCTACAACGATCCTTCGAGAGAGCCTCCCAAACCGCTGCCGAACTGCCCCGCATACCACAACTCGCACCCCTATACGATAACCAAGATATGCACATCCATAAAGGTGACCTTGTGATGATTGCGGGGCGTTCCGGCAGCCAAAAATCAGGGCTAGCCATGTTCATCACAGCGATGCTCAACCAGCCCGCCCTCTACATATCAGGGGACATGACACCCTGGGAGGCCTCCACACGAATCATCTCACTCAACACCCAACACACCACCACACAGATACAACAAAACATTGACACCTACGGGCCAGAATACTATCGAGACAGCATCCACCACGGCGCACACATCACATTCTCATTCCAGTCACCCATCACCTGGACCGACATCACCATGGAACTGCAAGCCTACATGGAAATGTGGAACACCTTCCCACCCATTATTGTTATCGACAACCTCATGGACATCCAAGACTGCGAATCCGACTATCAGGCACAGCAAGAAGCCATGCAATGGATCACAGCATTAGGTAGGGATACTGGCTCCACCATTATTGTCACCCACCACGCAACCGACAAAACCGGCTCCGACATCGAACACCCCCCGGCTAGGCGGGAAATCAAAAACGGCCTCTCCGAAAAACCACAACTCATATTGGGAGTCTCATTGTATGGTGGCGAAGACAACGGCAACGGGCTCACCATCCCCGCCGAGGCACGCATCGCTGTACTCAAACAGCGCACCGGCAAATCCAGCCCAGACGGAACACGATACGAAAGACTCAGAGCCTACCCCGAATACACATTCTTCGGACCCCTGGTCGAAAAACAGCCATGGAACATGACCGAACACCACAAAGGACTATCATGTCAACACAACAATCACGCAACCGGCGGGCCGGCGCAGAATGGGAAACACGACTCCTCCACCAGCTACGCGACACCGGCCATGATATAGAACGCCTCCACCTCAACGGCCGCGAAGACGAAGGCGACCTCATCCTCACAACCGGCAACAAAACCTACATTATCGAAGCCAAGGCGGGCCAACCCCACCTAGCCCAATTCGTGAAACAAGCCAGCCGGGAGGCACGCAACTACGAAACACACCGAAACCGAGAAAGCCAGTCCACTATCGGACTCGTAGTCATGAAACAGCGCAACAAACCCTGGAGCGAAGCCTATGTGGTATCAACCCTCAACGAGCTCCTCCCACACCTCTGACACCTGCCGCCTCCTCGACACCTACCGGATACGCTACAACCCGTCCAGGAACGAGCAACACATCCTCTGCCCGTTCCACGACGATCACCAGCCCTCCATGAGCATCAACCTCGACAAGGGCGTCTGGTACTGCCACACATGCAGTGTCGGAGGCGGACTCGCCAAACTACAACAACGACTAGAAGAAGAAAACCCGAATGTACGACAGCATACGCCCATACAACATTGCGGAACGCCGCCGAATCCAGAAAGCCTCAGCCCTCTACGAAACCCACCTCGAAAACATACTCGACCTGCTCTCAGCAAGAGGCATCAGCGAAGAAACAGCCCGCTACCACCACCTTGGATACATCGACAATGACCCCATCCCCGGTCACGAAAACTACAACCAGTGCATCACCATCCCATACATGTACCCCGTTTGGGGCGGCCCAGCCGAAATACGAAAAATGCGTTTCCGCTGCTCACTCCCGCACGACTGCAAAACCCACAACCACCCCAAATACCTAACCCCGGCAGGAGACACAGGCTCCATCTACAACATGGCCGCCATGGCCAACCCGGCAGCCGAAATGCACATTTGCGAAGGCGAATTCGACTCCATGATCCTCGAACAATGCGGATGGTCGGCCGTCGCCATCCCCGGGGCCACCTCGTGGCAAACTTTTTGGACCAAATTTTTTGAAGGCTACGACCACATCTACATATGGTCCGACCCAGACAAGGCGGGCCACCAGATGGCCCAAACCCTCCAGACAGCACTCCCCCAAGCCACCCATGTGCCCCTCACCCTGGGGGATGTCACAGACACCTACCTTCAGGCCGGAAAAACAGGGTTGACACAAGCACTAGACACTGTGCTACAGTAAAACACGTCAACAACACGAAACCAGAAAGGTACACTAAAACATCATGGATCCCCTCGACACGTGCCCAATCCCCAACCGGCGCAACACCAGCCAAACAGCCAGGAGGCGCATCCGCCTCGCCATCTGTGCAGAAAAATGGGCTGATGGCGAAGACCCCACCTACATCATGCACACCTGGGGCACCACCTATGATGGGATGCGATCCATGATCCGCGCCAACCCCGACATTAAACTACCCGACGACATGGCCAAACGGTTACACAAAATCTGCCGGGAAGCCTACCCCAAAAACCAGCCCAACAGGCACCGAAGCGGATGGGACCAATACGAGAAAAACTACTACACCCACGAAATCCTCTTCCTCGACCAGTTCAATATCCCAGCCCTCGAAATCCTCAACCGGCTCGACGTGTCATGGGCCATGTGGAAACAAATCATCACCGAAAACCATCTCACACGGCTCCAAGACGAAACCTACAATGCGTGCCGCTGGCACTATCTGAAACAGCAGCACCCCGACTGGACCGACCAGGACATCACACAGGCACAACATGCTGGAGACGGCTCCTTCAACCAGTTCCTGCAAGACGAGCCGGTACTATCGTGAGCATCACCTTCAAACCCACCACCAAAAATCGGCAAGCCATTCGCGACATCATCGCCCAAGAAACACTAAACAGCGACACAGATGTTACAGACGACACACTCAACAACATTATCGAATACTGCTGGAACACCTTCACAGAAAACAACCGTTACGCCGTCGCGGCACAATACTGGCGAGGCCAAAACCCGCCCGACCAGCAGCACCAGCGCATACTAGTCGGCTACTACAAAACCATAAAACAGGCAGAAAACGCCGCCAAACAATTCCACTGGAACACACGGCTACAACAACAATGGAAAACATGGATACTACCCGTACACAACGGCACCGTATCCGAACACTTCACCAACCAGAAAACACTCTTCGACACACAAACCAGCAACCAGGATGACAGTGTGCTGCCCGAGCACTTGCGTGACGTCATGTGCGGCAAAACACTCAACCACACAGACGGAACCATCACGTGGTGCACCCGTAAACCAGGACACGACGGCGACTGCCGCACCGGATGGCAGCCCACCACACAACCCCTAGGACATCATGGCAACCAAAACTGAAACCCTTATTCAACGCTACGGGGCTAAAGCAGCCGACGTGCTCGCAGACAAAACCATCCCCGCCTCATGGCTAGCAAAACAGCTCACCCAGGCAGGATACCCCATCTCCGCCACCGTTATTAAAGACTATCGCCGCAAACAAGTCAACACCCCGCAAACAGAAGAGGATACCCAGTGATAGACAATATAGACCGGCTACTCACACAGCTAGCCAACCACGACAACGCCATCGACACCATCTGCGATGATCTAGCCAATGGTACTGTACGCCGCACACGCATCTCCGAATGGACACTCCCCAACGGAGAAACAGGCCGATCCGTACAAAAAATCATCGACCACCAACCCGAAACAAACCCCTACCCTGTAGACGAACTCGTCAACAAACTAGCCGAATGGACACCCCCAAAACCAGCCGACAACACCCGCACCGACTACAGCACTGCGGCCTTCATCATCGGGGCAGGAGACTTCCAAATCGGCAAAGGCATCCCCGGCGGAGAAACCAGCCGATTCGCAGACGACTACCTCCACTCCCTGGCAGCCGCCAAACACTACTGGCAGCAAGCCGGAAAACCCGAACGAGTCCACATCGCCTTCCTCGGCGACATGATCGAAGGATACGTGTCACAAGGAGGCAACAACGCCTGGCGCACACAAACACCCTTGACGGAACAAATCAGGCTCACCCGCATGGCCATGATGCAACTCGTCCACATGTTCGACCACTGCCAAAATGTGACAGTCACCTCCATACCAGGCAACCACGGTGAAGCCGTGCGCTTCGGCAAAGGAGTCACCACCTACGACGACTCCTTCGACGTGGACTGCTGCCGCGCCATCGCAGAAGCCTACCAGCTCAACAGCAACTACCCCAACCTACACTTCCACTTCCCCAGCCGAGACGAAATGACCACCACCGTTGATGTGGCCGGCACACAAATCCTGCACGCCCACGGACACCAATGGCGCACCGGCAAACACTACGAATGGTGGCGCGGCCAAGAATTCCACAACGGAACCACATCCCACATCCTCATGGCCGGGCACCGGCACCACCTAGAAATCTCCGAGCAAGGACAACGCACCTTCATCCAATGCCCATCCATGGAAGGAGAATCCGTCTGGTACCGGCACAAGACGGGCACCACCGGCCACCCCGGACTAGTGTGCTACACTATCCACAACAAAACACCAAACAACTATCAGATAGCGAGATGAAATAGTGCCATGAGTAGACGACCAACAAAAGCAGACCTGGCCACCACCGCATCGTGGGTGTGGGCCACAGACCATCATCTTCGCACACTCAACCGGGCATGCACCAAAACAGCCGGACACTACCCCGCAATCAGTGCAGACGACCTGTACCAAGACTCCCTACTATATATTGCGGTGCGAGAACAATACCACAACCTAGACAACAAACACTATACCAAAATGTGCTACAGGGTAGCCAAACGGCTAGCCAACAAAACCATACAACACCTAGACCAGCCGAAACCTTTATCCGATATTATTCATCTAGCCGACAACCAAACAAGCATCTGAAAGGGGAGAACACACACAATGGTCACCACCATCCTCGACGACGGAACCCAAACCACCAGGCTACAAACAGTAGGCTCCACCACCACAGCCATCATCACCAACACCGAAACACCCGAAACCATCACCGCCAAATACACCATCAGTAAAGACGGCACAGCCACCTACAGCATCAGCGGAAACACCTACCTCGGCGACCACCAACACATTATTAAACTCATGTACGACTACTGCCACTGTGTGGGACGATTCGACACCACCAACACCAGCAACCCAGACAACCTCGACAACCTATTCAGGGGATGACACATGAACCGGACCTACACCACCGCCGACATTATCCAAGCCGCCCAATGGATCTGGAACGGAGGCCCATGGAAACCATCAGTCGAACCAGGAATGCCGCCCCCACCAACCGCGCCACAACACCACGGCAACAACATTGCCACCATGATCGATTTGCAGCTAGCCATCGACGACTACACCCTCACCTGCCAGCCATCCAAACAGCGAAAACACTTAGCACGGCTCGCAGCATTCAGGGAAGTATACGGGTATGACCAAACATATGCGTCGGCCGCCCAACGACTCGGAGTCACCCGGCAAACCGTGAAACAGTGGGCAGACCAAACACTCATCACCCTAACAGGCTACGCAAACAGTAGATACTATCCAGACGATAGCGACGACAGCACAGGGATGAAATAAAACCATGAACAACACAACCAATATCCTCTACACTGCCCTCAAAACAGCGGTACACCGAATCATCCAACAACAGCCCACCAACATGAACCAGCTGCAAAACATTGTTGACAGTGTCGAAAACCAGTACCGTGTACCCATCTCACTCGACAACGTGAACCTTACCGTCGAAGAAGTCAGCCTCGACAACCTTACTATCGACCAGGACACGCTAGACGAGTGCAGCGAAATCTTGTGGGACTGCGACAGTGCAGGATACCCAAACAACAGCAACACCCGTGACAACAGCGAGGACCAGAGCCCCTATGCAAGCCAGGAAGCACTAGACTGGCTCGCCGGAATCGCATACCAGGCAAAACTACTACAATCGGAAGCCGACGATATCATGCAGTCAATCATCTGTCACCGCGACAACCACAAAAATGTTATCGGCCAGGATGTTCTAGATCAGGCCAACGATACTATCTCCGCCTGCCTCCACCTGGACCAGCTGATCGAAGACACACTAGACGACAACCTGTAAAACCCCTGTAGACACAAAAATAGTGCCCCAGCGGCAACCACCACACGATCGTGGCAGCACCGCTGGGGCACACATCTATATTCAATTATGCAACAGTAGACTCTACCGTGCCAACCTCAGACTCGGCAGCACGCCTCGGCACGTAGCCTACACCAAGATCCGCATCATCCATCGGCTCTATCATGCCAGGATCCGACACATCCACCGAGTGCGGCTCAACCAAGCCCCCATCATCCGGTGGAACCAAACCCGCATCCAGCTGAGGCTTGCCGGGCTTGCCGGCCACAAACGACGGGCTACCAAACGATGTAGCCACCGACAGGACGGCAGCAACCCCTGCCGTAATCAGGGCAGACTCCCACGGCAAACCACGAAACGATTCCGCAGTATACGTGACACCCGCCGTCACCCCCAACACAGCAACAAACGTTTGCACAAAAGTCTTAGCCGCCCGCTCCAGTAAACCTAACCAAAACTGTTTACCCACAACAAACCACCATCACTTTTTCAAACCGTTAACAGCAGACTCAAGCCTGTCAATACGGCTACGACACTCCAGCACGTAATACCATACACTCCACAGGGCATCCTTGGTGCGCCACAGCTTCCCCGTCACCGGATTCTTCACCCACGACAGGGCATCAACACGTTTACTCAAATCACCATTCTGAACCTGAACCACACCAACATCGTGATGCAGCTTATTCACCGAACCAGTAAGCTGAGCAGACAATTGTTTAATCTGATCATGTAACGCTTTCACATCAGCCACCGTTAACTCCTCACTACTTGAACCGCCGCCGTAGCCATTCACCACAGCCATAAATTTGTCCCACGGAAACCACGGCCCCGGATCGTCATGATCCGACTGATGCCACGCATCCGTCACATCAGTGTGCCCGCAGATGCCCCGCCTACCCGCTTTTAGATCGGCCACAGATAGTTTCCTTTTCGGAACACCATGCTTGTCACACAACTGCCGACACAGGACAGCCGCCTTCTCCACGGCGGGCCACACCCTAGGATCCAGCCACTGCTCCCTCGTGTAAGCATGCCCTGGCACACGGAACGAGGCGTGCGAACCCCCATCCGCGCAAATCTCTATACCCAAACTATGCGGGTTAGGCGGGGCATGCCAACCAATCGTAGACTCGGACAGGCACTGCACCGTCTCCCCAATATCACACACATAATGGGCAGAACCACCCGACGATGGGGAAGCAAAATAGTTCGCCGTGGACACCGCCCGCCCCTTACGGGAAGCGGACGGAAACCCCACATCCGGGCATGTCGCGTGAATCACAACACGGTTCACCGGCTTATTTGATCCGGCAGAGTGATGCGCTGCTGGAATGTATCTCACAACACGCCACCCCCAAACACTACCATCACAGCCACTCCTTTCTATTTGTGGGATGATACGGTAACCACCGGTGATGGTTTCACACCCTGGCAGGCCGCCGAACCCGATACAGTAGAGGCCGCACCGTCACTATATTTCACAACCAGGCGGCCCCCGGAACAGTACACAGACACCACCGAGCGCCCATCCTTACCATCTTTACCGTCCTTGCCATCGGCACCGGCAGAACCCTGCGGCCCCTGAGGCCCAACAGGGCCACGCTCACCCTGTGCACCGGCTACACCCTGCGGACCAACAGGGCCACGGCCACCATCAGCCCCATCAGCGCCATCCCTACCTGGCACGCCATCCCGGCCATCAGCCCCGTTCACACCGGCAACACCATCCTTGCCGTTAGCACCGGGCAGCCCGTCAGGACCCTTCACACCATTCAAGCCAGGGGAACCCTGCGGACCAACAGGGCCAACCAGCCCAGCCGAACCATTAACACCATCCCGGCCGTCAACCCCTGCAGGTCCTTGCGGGCCGCGCACACCAGCAGGACCCGGCACACCCTGCACACTCCGCTCAACACGCACAGCATCCACACACAAACCAGACCGGTGAAGCCGCACCGACTCCACGCCGCCCTGTGTACACGCCTGCTTCACACGGCTGGCTAAACCCCGAGCCGCCGTACCATTAGACTGGGCCCTCGCCTGCTCCGAATCCCGCTCAGAGGATACAGCCCCGAAACGTAAAGCACCCGCAGCAACCACAGCCAACAGCACAAGCGACAAAAACAACAACAGCAGGGAAGCCTTCTCAAACGAGCGGCGCTGCCTTTTTTCTTCCTCCAACTCCCTCAACCCTACTCACCTCCACCATCAACAGTATCTTTCAAAAACTCGGGCACATCAGGAAGACGCATAGGCTCCACATCATCAGGAAGCCCGGCGTTAAACCTTCGCACCTCTCGCCGCACACCCCACGTATACTCTTCCATCGCATCCACCTGAGCCGACAGCCGCCGCAAACGCCTCCGAGATTTAGACGTGACCGCCTGAACAGAACCCAAAACCGTGGCCAACGCGGTACAAATAGAGGCCACCAGTGCAGGAGTAAACCACGACACCACAGCCCCCCAACATCACACCATCCGCCACAACAACAGCCCGGTCACACGCCCACAGCTATCCAGTTAGCTATTGCGGGCACACCATTCGGCTTAGAACCATCATTCGTAATAAACGCTAAACTAAAATCCTTATTAGTAATATTGTAGGCTTTCACATCAATCTGTGCCGTGCCCCCAGCCGCCGTAGCCATAGACGCCACCACAACAGGCGCACTACTAAACGACCTCTCAAACGGGATCGTGTAAGCATACACAGCAGACCCGCCAAACTGGATCGACTTAGAACCCGTTTCGATACGCGGAGACAACAACATCCACTCGCCGGCATGATTAGCCCACACAGCCCCAGAGGGGACCATCACCCGGTCACCCTCCACTGGGGTCGGGTCACACGCAGCAGACTCGCCAAACGCAACCCTAGCCGCTATAGCACGCCTATCCAGCTGCTGCTGCAACCCGTTAGACGACAACACCAAAGTCGCCAACAACTGCTGATGGTACACGCCAGGCTCGGCACGCAACACGTCACGGGCACGCTCCGCACGGCCACCCTGAACAATCTCCAACTTGGCTGTATTCTGCTCCCAATCCCGAGACAGAACAACATAGTCGTATCGGGTCTCACCAGGGCCAGGCAGCTGCCCTGTCACCGTCTCAACACTATTCGACGTGCACATCACCCCGTGAGCCCAAGCCTGCCCCGACAGGACCTCACACAACACTGTGGCACCCTGAACAGTAGTGCCGACACGAAAATCGTCCGGCCCTTTCACAGACGGCATATTACCCATCAGACCAGACATTTGAGCCCAATCATACTCGGTCAACACACCATCAAACCCTTTACACACAATACCCACAACAAACCCCTAATCTTTTCTAGAATTTTTGCAAATCCCGCACACCCGCAGCCAAACCAGCCACACGCCTTGCTAGCAACGCCGACGGATTATCCTCATAATCCCCAGCAACAGGAGTCACCTTCGTCCAGCCGTCACCAGGCGATACACACTCAACATCAATCTGCCGAACAATCTCCGCGATAGGCCCCGAGCCCACATCCACATAGATCAAATCCCCGGGCATCAGATTGCCTGGCCCAAAACGCAACACATCCGACTCCGCCAACTCGATCTTAAACCCCGACGTAGCCCCCGACTCCTGCAACACCCGCTCCGCCTCATCAATAAGATGCACATGTTCAGAATCCGTGTTACGGGCATCCTTAAACACCTCGACACGATCAAACCACTCATCCTCGGCCATCGAATCAACATCCTCACAAAACAGCCGATCCTTACCCTCGCCGCGGCCACCAACCACCACCGAAGTAGCCTTCGGGGCGTCACGCACATACTCCCACGACACAATCGAACCCGACTCGGCAGTCAACACATGACTACGGGTCACAGCCGGCACACAATCAAACACCAAACCACGCTGATCAAACTTCGCATTCTCAAACTGGTTCACCGTGACAGTCATCCGAGCCCACGACAACACCGGCAACAATTTATCGGCAAACAAATGGAACCGAGCCTGAAAATCCTTAATATAGCGGCCACGACTCTCATCATCGTTCATAAACAAACCAGGCGGAAAACGCCAAGCATTATCCCCCAATACCTGCTTAGCAACCGACTCCGCCGCACCCGAATAGTGGGCATAATCCCTGTCGGCACGCCACTCCATACCAACCATACCGGGGCGATAATTCACAGGCCACATCAGCATACGCCACAACAGGCGAATATCATCCTCACACGTGATAGTCACCCGCGAAGAACGCCAAGGACCCACACCATGGACCCGACGCACAGGCCCCGAAAAAATCTGGCCACCACCATAATCAACAACCAGCCGTGCTCCAGGCTTCGTCAACCCGTCAAGCCTAGAATGATCACCAGACACCACCAACTCCAGCGTCGACAAACCATTCCACTTCAACGACAACTTCAACGACTCAAAAAAATTGATAGGCGCCACACGACGATAATCCGGCGTAAACAACGTTACATGCGGAACAAGACCAGCCATCAACTATTCACCAAGCCCTCAAAAACCTGTACTGCACCGACACAACAATGGCACCCAAACCAACCATCTCAATATTCACACTCTTAGAACCGCCAGGCGGGATAAGCGCAAACTCCCACTCTGTCAAACGATCCATCACATCCTCAAACCCATCCAACAAAGCAGACTGCTGGCGAGGATCCGTATCAATAGTGATCCACTCACCCTCCTCAACAGGATAGTCCGAAGACACACGCAAACCATCAATCTGCACAGACCACGACTCCAAAGGCCCCTCAACACGAATCACAGGCCACGCAGGCACATCACCCTTATTGGACAGATTATCCCAACCCGAGCCCACACCAGGCGTCAACACCACCGGAAACGCGGTACCATCCTTGCCGACAGGGCCGCCACCCAACCAATCCTGCAACTTCGCGTTACTGAAACGAAACTTTTGCTCATCCCCATACCAAAACGGGTCATAGGCCGTCAAATGAATCACATAACGCGCATAACCCCTGTTCACCGGATCAACCGTAAACGTGTCATCCACCGAATCAAACCGGCACTTCAACACACGCTCACGACCGGCAGGAGTCTTCACCGACAACTCCCCCTCCTCCCCGGGAGGAAAAGCAGACCACAACTCGTCATAGGCTTTCAAAAAACCGTCACGAAACCCGCCCACCGGATCCGGATCCACACCCGACACCAACACCGGCAGCGTCACCTCGCGAGGCTTCACATTAAACCCGCGCCACTCCGAACCGTGCACCCCAACATGCGTTTGAGAAAAATGCTCCACCTCAGGAACACCCAAACCGCGCAACGAATCATTCAACAACATTATCGGAGACGACCCCGTATAATCCGTCAAATGAAGCACACGCTCATCGCCAAACCGCGGATCCATAGACCAGGTCACAGTCAAACCAGAACGATCAGACGGGTCAGGAATAAACATGCATACCCCTTTACTCACATATAAGCCAACGCGTTCAAAGCGTCACGCTGCTGCCGCTCAATACGCTTCGCAAACTCGGCAGGATCACCATACGTCGGGCCATTCACATTCACCACAACACTCTTATCATTCTCACGCCGATACCGGTCATACGGGGTAAACGAGCCCACAGACGATCGCACACCAAACCGGGCATCCACAGCATCCGGAAGCCGACCAGCCACACCCGACATCGCATCCAACGCCAAACCAGCATTACCAGTAATACCCTCAGCCAAACCGGCAACAACCTGCCGGCCAACCTCGTCACGAAACACCCTCGACGGGGAATGAATACCCAGAGCAGACTTCGCAGCATTAGCAATCTGGGAACCCATGTTACGCACCGTATCCAACAGGCCACTCATAGCATTCTTAATACCGTTACCCAAACCGGCAACAACATTATGGCCAGCAGACACCAACAAGGACCCCATGTTACCCAGGGCGCCCCTAATATTACTGGGAAGATTCCTGAAAAAACCAATCACACTATGCACACCACTAGACACAGCCGAGCCCATAGCATGCATAGCAGAAGAAGCCGCACCCCTCGCAGCGTTAAACCCGGACGAGGCAGCACCACGAACCCGAGAAGCCATCGAACCGAAAAACCCGCCAACAGCTGAAGCCACCGAAGACACAACACTCCGAATAGCATTCATCGCAGAAGAAACAGCGCCACGAGCCGCGTTAAAACCAGACCTCACATGGGAGGCAACCGAAGAACCAAGCCGGGCAAAAAACCCCACAACCGCGTTCACGCCGCCAGAAATGATCGACTTGAAACCGTTAATAAACGCTGACGTAAACGCTCTAATATGATTCCAGCCAGCCTGAACCACCGAACCCATACGCGCCAAACCAGACACAAAATGGGCAACAACCCACGAGATGACACGGGCAACAGCGGCAATAACACGGGCCACAGCCGACACGACAGCACCAACAATACGGGCAACAAACCCGACCACGGCCGCCACCATCGGAGCCACAACAGCAAGAATACGGGCCGCCACCTGTATCACAACCGCAACAACCTGAACCACCACACGCATAACCGCCGCAATCACAGGCATCAACGACCGGATCAGGCCAATAATCGGTGGCAGCACAGACATGACAGCACCCAAAATCTGCTGAATCACCGGCATCAACACCGGCACCAACTGCATGACCACGCCAACAACCTGACGTATCACAGCCACAACAGCCTGCAACACCGGCATAAGCGCAGGCAACAACATGGCAGCAACCTGCGTCACCGCACCAATAATCTGCGTGATCACAGGCACAAGCTGGGCAACCAGCATACTAACCACAGGCACAAGCTGCGCAGCTAGCCCGGCAACCAAACCGATAATCTGGCCAAACACTGGCGCCAACCGTGCCACCAAACCAGCAACCAAACCCAACAGCGGCTGCACAGCGGCCATGATCTGCCCCAACGCCTGGCCAACCACAGCCACAAGCTGCATCACCGCGGCACGGAACTGGGCATTCGTAGCAAACATGGCAGCAAACAAGCCGATCACAATACCGACAGGGCCACCCAAAGCGCGAAACACGCCACCAAGCCCCCCAGCGGCACCACGCAAAGCACCAAACGACGGCAGTAGATTCTTCAACGACACCGCCAACGGAGCAAACCCTGCAACAAGCTTCCCCACACCCGCAGCAACAATACCAAACACTGCGGTGCCGCCAGCAAACATGGCACCCAAATTCACCTTAGGAACCGGCAAATGCAGCCTCGCAAAAACGCCCTTCAACTGCTCCACCTTGGCGCGCATCTGCGCATTCATTCGAGTGATCATGCCCGGCATACGATTAATCCACGCCAAAATAGACGGCATCATACGCTGAATACCAGCATCGACGGCAGCAAACATCGGCTTCACAGAATCCGTGACAGACTTGATAACCGGATTCAACGCAACAAAAATCTGCCGCAACCCGTTAAGAAACGGCGCCATAGCCGTAGCACCCAGATAGCCCAGGGCGCCCTTAACATTCTTCATAGCGCCCTCAAACGTCTTACCAGACGCCTGCGCAGCACCACCCATACCAAGCTTCATCGCAGCCGCAAACGTGGCAAAATCAATCTGCCCCTTCGACACCATCTGCGACACCTCAGCCGAAGTCTTCCCCGTCTGCCTGGCAAGCAAAGACAACACAGGAACACCAGCCATAGTAAGCTGCAACATGTCATCGCCCTGCAACTTACCGCGAGCCATAACAGACGTGAAAATAGCACCCGTATCCTGAAACGACTTACCCGAAATATAAGACACATCCGCGACAGTCTTCAACACATCCGTCATCTGCCCGCCAGACTTCACACCCGAAGCAGACAACGCCGCCGCAGTAGAAGCCGCATCCCCCAACGCATACGACGTACCAGTCACAGCCTCAATAGCCGAATTCATAATCGACGACGTGTCAGACGACGTATGACCCAAACCAGTCAGCTTAGCCTGAGCCTCATCAATAGCCATAGCGCGAGCAATACCGCCACCAATAGTCACATCATAGATAGACTTGAGACCCTTCTTAGCAACATTGATGGCGCCCATCATCGCCGCCCCACCAAGAGCCAACTTCATGCCGTTAGCAAACAGACCACCCGAACGCTGCCCCTCGGCAGGCATCACCCCGGACAACTGTTTACCAACATCCGACTTCAAACCAGGCATCTTCGTATACAACGACACATATGCGGAAGCAATCTCACCAGACATACACTATTCACCCCATAATATTAATCTCGCGAGACACCCCGCCACCGGCACGAACACGAGCCAAAATATCGTCCACCTGCCCAGATGTAAACCGGGCCCTACGCTCATCCGTCGGCCTCGCCACAGGCTCCGGCTGCCCCTCACTATTAGCAGACCTGTAATGATCCAGCATGTCCAGCACAGCCCACTCGCACCACTCAAACGGGCGTTGCCAACCATTAAGGTGGGCCGCCAGCTGGCTAGACGTATCGGTACACAACACGCCAGCCAGCCGGACAGCCTCACCCCAACACATCTGCGGGCCACCAACACTATAAACAGAAACACCAAACTTGGTGCGGAAATCGTATTCGATGGCCCCACGATAATCATCAATCAGGCCGTGGAGCCAAACTATTCCCCCAGCGAGGCACCCTTACCGTCAGGCTTGTATTCCATCCACTGGCGGAAAATCTCGGCCACACGAACCATAGGAAGCCCCTCCAGAGCCTCCACCGCGTCAGCCGGGGCGGCAGCCTCCAACATAGAAAACATCACCTCAACCTGGGCGAAATCCGCAGACTCCCCCGACTGGGCAATCCTGGCGGCACGGCGAAACACGCGGGCAGGAACAGCCTGCGCTGTTTCCTCCGCATCCGCCAACACCCAACTACGGTCACCAATCTTTAACGTGTAACCTGTGTCACTCATCTATCAACAATCCCTCAAACTATGTGTATCAGTTCTCAGACGGCGGATTCGGATCCGGCTGAGGCTTCGGAGAAGGAGGAGTATCAGCTTTTAAAGCCGTCATCCACCCCCGACCAGACACCGCATCACCAGTCTTATTAATCTGGGCAGGATACGCCTTCAACGTCACACCATACCCGTACACTTCGCCATTCTTGCCCTTAATCTCGTCACGATCAATGAGCTCAACCTCAGGGAAATAGTAGCGAATAACCTGATCCCCATCAACAATATCCATCAACAAGGCGTGCACACCCGTCGTGGCACCCGGAGAAATATCGAACGAACCCGAATCGGATCCGGCAGTAACCTTCGACTGCCAAAACAGTTCGATAACCTCCTTCTTAGACTCAATCAACTGGAAAGAAATCTCGATAGACGACTCCGTCGCCACAGTGCGAACAACATCCGCATTCTGCCAAGCCTTCAAATCATCCGTTTTACGCTCAGGCTTAATCTTAAACCCGTCATCCGACAGATACCCTAAAGCTGTAAGCCCGGAAGGAACCGCCTCCACACCCTTAATAGTATCACCCGCGTGCGCGTTACCAATATAAACGTCGCCAGTAACCGCGGAACGAACATTAGACGCTTTACGTGTTTCAGCCATCACAACCCCCATTAAATATCAAACAATTACATTAAAACAAAAACAACGATACGCTTACTCGGATTCGACAGGCCGGCACACCAGCTCAAAAAGCGAATACACATCAAAACGTGCACCATCAACCAACAAATCAGGGCCAGTAGACCGTTTACAGTACACCACCGGGTCACCGTCAACACCATCAGCCAGCACAGCCTCAACACGCCTCGACAAGCTCATAGCACGATCCGGCATATCAGAAAACACATTCACCCGCAAAAAAACACGCTCACGAACATGCAACTGCGGGCCACCATCAAGAGCCAACCAAATCAAGTCACCGCTGAAATCCTCAGGCACCGTCCCCACACAAGGTATCCCAGCCAGCCAGCCATCATCCTTGAGCACGCGTTGAGCCCACACACGCGGATCACCGTAAACGATCACGACGCAGCCCCAATCGACCGGGCCAGCGTGCCATGCTTCGCCTCAATACGCTTCCCACCCTTATAGGTGGTGCCAATACGGGCCACAGCCTCAACACGGTGAACCTGCACCTCCGACGACAACCCTGCACGATACTGGACCCTATCGAAAGCGTTACCGCCCACATTCGCCGAGGCCGCACGCTTGACACGCTCGCCACGCTCAGCCAACATCGCCTGCACCCCAGAAGACTTCAACACCTCACGAATACCCGGCAAGTTCAGCTTCACATTCACATCCTGAGCCACAACCCATCAGCCCTTCTTACGCTTCACATTAACCTGCGTACCAGCATCCCAGCCAGACATCGGATGATGCCACACCATAGGAGACCCGTCAGCCTCCCACACAACACCCCGAATACGCCACCGGCAACGATAACCGGCACCCTTAACAGGCTGCTTGAAAAGCATCGACCAATGCTCATAATCCGAGTCACGCCCCGCGGCCTCATCCTCCTGCGAAACGGAAGCATAGATGGCCACGTTATGGAACACGGTTTCGACAGGCTTAGACCAGTCTTCCACCTTGTCGCCAAGATCATCGACACGAACAGTCGGTTGAAGCATCACAACCGTTTCACCATAAGGAAAACTGGTCATATCATATCTCCCACAAAGGGCCAGCGTAGCCGTTAATATCAGATCCGCACGAGCAACCCTCACCCCACACCGTGGAACACACCTCAGAATGTGCATATCTACTATTAATGGTGGGTGTGATAGTGAACGCTTTACCAGCCCCACTATTCCCCTCACATAGCTTCTTCAACGCGGCAATCTCGGAAGGCCACAACAAATTCGTGGGAGTATTAGACCGTGTAGTCTGAGCAAACGGGCCCGCAGACTCGTACTGCACCTGACCCGACACGCCAGTATCATTCCAGCGCAACAAAGCCCTGCGCAAAATAGCCTTAGCGGCATCCTTGTATTTGAAATCCGGTTTAGCGATACAGGGAGCGACACTGATAGCCACAGCCTCCACATCAGCAATCATCGCCTCAAGCTTCCCATCAGGAATATCGGCGAAAGGCTCAATATCCTCAGGCTTCAAAATAATACCCATCAACACCACCCCCTGCACACAGCATAAACATTATCGCAACAAATAAATCAGTTACCGGCCGGCGGATTAGGCTTCGGGGCAGCCTTCTCCTTCACAACAGCAAACGAATCAAGCGACTCGATAGCCACATACAGCACAGCCTCGGCACGAACCATAACCTCGTTATGGCCCTTAAGGTCACGCCCGGTCTGATCCGGGTCACCATACTCGATAAGCTCGATCGGGAAGTTACGCTGGAAACCCCAATGAACACGAGAGAAATCGCCAACAATAGCCTTAACACCAGAGGCAGGCGACATCTCCGGGGCGCCAGAAACAGTCGAAGAAGCACCAACATTCAGGCCACGCCAATTATCCAAACCAGCGAACCCGGCGGCAGGATACATAGGCTGGCCGGCAAGCGGAGACCCCTTCGGATACACCTCAGTAGACAGGGCAAACGAGAACGCCGGATCCAAAGCAACCCCGTTAGGAACCTGCAAACCAGCACCCGCAATCAGCCCAACCGCCTTGACCAGATCAGCCGTAGCGCTATCGGTTGCATCAACAATATGCTCCGTCTTATCCAGCGAAGACTTAACAGCCGCAGCAGGCTTACCCGTAGCCGGATCAATACCGTGGAAAGCAATCAGATCCACGGCGCGACCAATCGAGGCACCCAGCGCAGGCGAAATCAGATCCTGAAGCACACCCAGACGGTAATCAGCATCAGCCCACATAAACTCGTCCGAGACACGCTGCTGAGTCACAACCTTGATAGGCTGCGCAGTAAACGCCGAAACATCAACGCTAGCTGAAGGCTTAACCTCGCCCTCACCAACAATCTTAGCGCGAGGAACACCACTAAACACGGCACCCTTCACAGGGCCAAAAATAGTCGGCTGCTCCGGCGAAAGCTTCGCCAAAACACCAGAATCGATAGCACGGTCACGAACCGCACCAATCATAGAACCAGGAAGCTCAAGCTTCCCTGCAGAAAGAAAATCGTCAGCCATCACAAATCATCTCCTAGAATTATTGACAAGAGCATCCACAAACGCGACACCCTCACGTCGTTTAACATCATCAACGGGGGCACTCCCCGCAAGACGGCGCACACCCGCGCCACCACTACTATGGTCGATCAAACCCTTCAAAGCCTTAGCAGACTCCACCAGTGCTTCACGATCGTCGCCGTGCAAGAAAGCGACCGCATCACCCGACAGGCCACACTCTGAAGCCACCTCGCGCTTCACACCCTCAAGAACAAACCCGTTGATCCGGTCTTCGAGTTCCTCATTCTTTCGGCGAAGCTCATCAATAGTAGATCCAGAATCGTCACTCGATGTACGAAGCTTCTCCAACTCGGCGAAATTACTTTTAGCACGAGACTCCCACTTACGGGCCTCCGCCTTCCAATCAGTCCCCGGCGATTTACCCTCGCCTTCATTCTTCAACTGATTGTCGGCTACCTCCTGCCCGCCATCGTCTTTTACTGTATCAACAATGCCGTTATCCTTTCCGGACTCAACAGCATCATTGTCAACATTCTGTTCCTCAACTTTTTGATCGGCCATAGCCTAACCTACACTCCTTGCGGAAAACAACACTAACTTGTTGGCCCCCGTGCGGGAGACAACCCTGTGCACTGATAACCGGCGGCGCACAACCGGAAACCACATCAAACTATCGCATATCGCCAACAGTACGCATAGCCTTCAAAATATTGCCAGGCGACTGCTGCAACCCATGATCATCAACCCACTCACGAGCCTTCTCATACGTCCTCTGATACTCGACATCAGCCCTATTTGGTTCCCAAGGGCCAACAACCTCAACCACCGTACAACCACAATGATCATGATACTTCGAACCAAACGGGCGCTTACCACCACGCCTATGACGCCGCGTATGACCAGTAGTAAGCGCCCGCTCCCGAGTCGTATAATCCGACCTCGTCGCCAACATGGCACAAAACGCGCACGGATCACCATCAGTCACCCTGCGCCACGACCTACCCTGCGCACTCGCAGACCACTCAACCGTGTCACGGCCAGCATTCATGACAGCCCGATTAACACCCGCAGCCATCGCACCAATCGTGTCATTCGCCCTATCCGGGTCACTATTCATAATCTTCATAGTCGAAAACGACCTAGCCAACGCGGCGGCAGCATCAAACTCGTCATACACGATCAAACCAGGATCCACACCATTCAACCGGCGAAAATCCGACACAAACCTGGCAGCCAACGACGCCGAACCATCATGGCCGGCACGCTCCAACTCCACACACAAACGCACATACTGCGCATCTGTCATCTTCCCGGCACGCCACAAACGACCAAGCTCAGAATAATAGCCCGCATACTTCCCAGCAAACCTGACCGCCTCACGCTGATACTCAGTCGCAGCAAGCCTCGACATAGCACCCGAAGCCATTCATCAAACCTCGTTAGTTTGACGCGATATAGCCCCAGCCAGCGCCGCCAACGGATCCGAAGACTCGGCACGATGACGCATCACAGCCTCAACCTGCACATCATCAAGCCCCAACATCTCCAACACCGTCCGAGAATCCGCGGGCAAAATACCGGCACCAACAAGCTTCGTCACAGCATCAGCCGTAGCCGCCCGAGTCGGGGTTGAAGCATCACGCCAACGCAAACCCACATCACCAAAAAACGCGGCCTCATCAACACTCGAATCAAGCGCCCTGGCAGCCAGGAAACCAACCGACAGCCAACCCTGACCAAACGACGTCTGCCTGCGTTCAGCACGCTTCACAAGCCGAGACTCCTCGGCAGCCAAAGCCTCACCCGAAGGCGGGTTAGACGTGATAAACCCGAAATAGCGTTCCGGAACCGCAGCCTCACCCGCAGTCAACTGCGCCAACAAACGCATCTGATCCGAATACGGTGTAGGCGAATTCACAGGAAACGACCCCACATTCGGAGTGTCACCGTCATCATCCTTATCCACAGCCCACACAGAAGCCATCGACAGGACCCAGCCAGGCTGCGAAAACTCATCCGCGCTCACGCCAGTCACCCAACGCTGAGGATACGCATAAAAATCACGATTCACAGACTGCCCCAACAGTGTGCGCACAGCCTCATCCGTGTAAGCCCTAATAGACCTCGTAATCTCCGAACGCCCATCAATCCTCGACGTGCGACGCCGATTCACAATAGGCACAAGCGGAACCGCACCCAACACATTCGGTATACGGCCCGTCTCAACCCATTCACTAGACCCACGCCGCTCCACCTGAACAATCACATCAGGCAGCAACAACTCCGCCTCAACAACCTCAGGATCACACGTCTGCTGCACCACAAGGCCAGCATCCAAACGAGACCCATCGGCAGAAAACTTGCCCGTGCAATTCTTTGGTGACTGCGGACGAACCAACACCGACCCATCCTCTTGGGGAATAACAGCCACAAACGACAACCCAAAAATCAGCGCATCCAAATGCACATCACACGACGCCGTAGCAAGCCGATTCGCAGCATACACACCATCCAGGCCGTAGCCGTCACCATTCGTCCAGCCAAGCCAATCCAGACGCTCCTCCAAAGCATCCACCGCAATCCCAGGCCACGACACCACCGTTTGCACACGCTGCAACTCCGGAGGAATAGCCACCCCCAAATCACGCACCCGGCTCGAGCCCTCATAGTAGCCCTCAATACGGCAATGCCACGAAGACAACCTTTGGATACGATCGTACATGCCCTCAATCAGAGCCAACTCATCCGAGTTCATACCACAGACACCCGCTTCCTACCACTACGCTCCCGACGGCCATGACGAACACGTTTAGCCCCCAAAAACGCCAACGACACAGCCTCCAAAGGAACCTCACTGCCGTCCTTAAACGAGGAACCCCAACCCCACGCAGAACCCTTCTTCTTCTGCACAGCCGACCTCACAGCAATATCCAACATGTCACGCCTCGAATCAGCACGAGGATGACTGATCACACCCGAACGAACACCCTCCAAAAACGCCTGACACGCCTCCACATACACGCCAGTATCAGCCACAATCACGCCACGGCCCGGAACACCACGATCCGTCAACGCCTTCTGCAACAACACCGCACCAGACCCGGCAACCATAATCCGCTCCGTGTCACCCCAACGAACCGCCAACCAGTCAGCCAACCGGCCAACACCGTCAACAATCGTCCCCGACAGGCCATCAATAACCTCAACATGAACACCAGCATCAGTCCGGCCAGCACCCGCCAAAGCAACCCGATCCCCAGAACGAGAAAACGAGACACCAAACACTTTCCCGCCAACCAGAGCCGCCTCATCCACAGCCGACTGAGCCCACTTATCAGCCGGAATCACAGACGTGGCAGACTGGCCACGATCCCACCAGCCAAGCCGCTCCCGAGCAAACCCGGCAGCAGACATCGACTCATGCTCATCGCACACAGTCCCAAAATTCAGACGCCGCCCCAACGCCGGATTCGTGTCCCCCGCAAGCTTCCGCCACTGCCGCACCACATCATCCGGATCAGACTCGTCAGGAATCGAAAACTCAGTCCACGCAATCCTCTTACCACCCGACAAAGCCTGCCCACGCAAACGCAACACAACCGAACCATCCGCCAACGGCCCAGGCGGCGTACCCAAAAAAATCTGCTGCGGATCACCCGAAGGAGCCGCCGACACAGTAGGAAGCAAAGCCTCCAACTGCTCATCCGACAACTCCTGAGCCTCATCACACACCAAATCATCAACAGTAAACCCGCGAGCCGAACCCCGGCTACGGGCCACAAACTCAACCGAACCCCAACCCGGACAACCACACTTACGCTCAAACGTGGCACAATCCGGATGATGCAACACAATAGCCTCCTGACCATTCGTCGACCGAATCGACTTCACCATACGATACAAATCCGGAAACTGCCGCTCATTCTCAAAAAACGAACGCAACCGCATAAACGCCTTACGAGCCGACTTCAACTCGTGAGCCGTATGCAAAATACGGCGACCCTGAATAGTCGCCTTAAACAACTCCACAATCTCCAAAATAGCATTCTTGCCATTCTGGCGAGGCACAAACACCCCACACACACCCGAAGCAAGCCTGCCATTGCTACCGACAGCAAGCCAATCATCCAACACCTGCTGCTGCCACGGATCAGGCGTCAACCCGTAAGCCCTACCAAGCTCCCCAGCATCACCGCCAGCAGTCACCGAATACGCCGCAGCCACCCGGTGACGAGGAACCTGAGAACCCACAACCTGAGACATCAAGCACCCCTACGCTTCCTATACCGGTCAATCATCGCCACCGCAGAACCCCCACCACGGCCACCAGACGCCACATCAACCGAATACCGATCCAACATGCCCATAAAAGCCTTCACATGAGCACGAAGCGAAGCCACCAAATCCGCGCGACCCTCACGCCACACCACATCATGAATCACCGCAGCATCCAACAAAAACAGCCACTCCTCATCAGACACGTAAGATGCGCGGCTATCCTCACCCCACACACGCCACCAACGACGCGTCTCCCCACACCACTCACGACTATCAGGAAGCTCAGGCTGCACAACACTCACCACCAACACAAAAAGTCGACAAACAGACAAATCCACAAAAGGGAGGTATTTCACT